AACGACTCCTCGATCGTCACCGTGGCGTGCTGATTATCAGCCACAGCGGTGATCAGCATCTGCCGGTTGATGAACCGCATCCGTGTTCCGACATGGCCGGCCTTGAACACCGGCGCTGATGCAAAGAGAGACGCGCCCGATCCGGTCCGCGCGCCCGGCAACAGCCCAATTCCCTTCGGACTGATCCGGTAGAACGGCGTGCGCTTCTGCGTGCCCAACACCAGTTCGGTATAGTCAGCGATGCTCCATGTCGACACGCCGTCCCAGGTGATGACCTGCGGGCGCATCGCATGGCCGAAGCAGACATAGATCGACAGCCCGAGCGTCACCCAGCGGATCGAATTGATATCCGCCTGCGAGGCCCATGGCAGCGCGCCAAAGCTTGCAACCGTGACGCTGGATTCGCTGATGATGTAGGCATTGCCCGGAGCGAAGCCGATCTTGAAATTGTTGCCAGCCGAGATCGTAAACTTTTCGATGCGGCTCACAGTGCCCGAGGGGAACAGCGCCCGGCGTCCCGAGCGGTTCTGCGCGCCGCCGGTGTTGAGAACGCGGGCGTTCGCCATCTGGCGCAGGCCGGCCTTGCGGGCGGGATGGCTGTCATTCCGCTTCAAGGCAATATCGACCTCCCCGTAGGAGAAGTCCGTTTGGCCGCCAAGGATCTTCTGGGCCATGGCTCACCCGCGCTAGTTCGGTACGTCGGTGCCAGACCAGCCAGCCGGCGAGTTGACGAAGGGCCGGCGCACGCGGCGCGCGGCGATGGCGCGGGAGTTGAACGGGGCGCGCTTCGGGCTTTCCTGGTCGACGCGGGTACGGGCATCCTGCAAGGCGTCGAGCGCGGCCTTCTCGTAGAGCAGCGCCGTCTCGGGATCGTCGCGCAGGCCGCCGTAGATCGCCGCGCGGACGTGCAGGCGGATGATCTTGACAAACAGCGGCGGCCAGTTTGCCATACCCTGGTCGACGATGTACTTCGCCGTCGGCGTGAACCCGTTGGGCGTCAGGCAGATCAGGTTGTTGATGATCTTGTAGTCGACGGTCTGGTCATTCAGGCGGACCCAGATCAGATGCAGGCACTGGTTCGGCTTGGCGTAGGACGTGGTGTAGAGATCGTCATCAGACGTGCCACTCTGCACCAGCGGGACGATGCGGGTGTCGAAATTCCAGCTATGTCCCTCGATGGTCTCCTGCACGGCAGCATCGAAGGCCGGCGAGCAGCAATTCCATTCATCGGAGCCGTCATCGGCGGCCGCGGGCACATTGTTCCCGGTCCGCGCCAGCTCGTCTGCGATGATGCTCAGCTTGTCGACCACTGCCGTCTCCGCGTGTCATGCCGACCCTACGGGCAAGGCATGCGCCCGCAACGCACTACGGCCCGCAGCCTTTCGGAACTGCGGGCCGTGAAGTCTCGGGAGAATACGCTTGGACTATTCGTCGCCCGGTTCGTCGGCGCGACGTTCGACCTCGGCGAGGATCACTTCATCGGCCTTGGCGGCGGTCAGGCCGCGGCGCTCGGCGCCGAGCTGCACGGCCAGAGCGATGCGCTGGTGAGACGACTGGTCGGCCCAATCTTCCGGGATTTCAACGACCGGCTCGGCCTTGTCGCCGTTCTTCTTCCACGGCGTCGCGCTCCATTCGTCCTTGAAGCGGAGCGCGTGGTTGGCGTCGACGTGGTACATGGCCTGGGGGCCATTCTTGACGTGATAGATCGTGCGCTGGGCGGCTTTTGCGAGGGCCATCGATTCCTCCTCAGATCTTCATTTCGATCGGCGTGACCCATGCCGACAGCGTGATGCTCGGCGTGGTGCCGCCGAGGATCGCGTCGAGCTTCAGGTAGCGGTAGATGAAGCCCTGCATGATGTTCGTGAACGGGATTGCGATGATCGATCCGGCGCGACCAGCCTCGGGGATCGCGGGCGAGGCCGCGAGCAGCGTCGCGATGATGCGGCCCGCCTATGCCGCGGCGAAGTCATGGAACGCGAGAAGGTCCACGTTGCCGTTGCCGAAGGCGTTGTCGTTCGAGCCGAGCAGCGAGAACTGGTAGGTCTCGTTTCCGCTCGACACGTCGATCGCGCTGATGTCGAGCGCCAGCATGCCGGTGAAGCGGCCCGGCTGGAGGTCGAGCACCGCATTCAGGTTGTTGACGAAGCCCGACGCGGCGAGCGTCTGAGCCGAGGCGAACTGCATGTTCGCGTCGACCGGCAGCGTGAACTGCGGAGTGATCGAGGGAAGCGCGTTGTTCGTGAGGGCCATTGGTCTCTCCTAAGCTGTCCCTGCGATCAGGCCACGATGGTCGCGGCGGTGATGGAATCGAGGCGCGACACGCTGCGCGGATGCTCGCGGGCGACGCCCCAGTCCCATTTGACGTGAGTGGACCAGAACGGCTGACCGACGATCAGGCCCTCGTCGATGACCGAGAGCGGCGTCTGCTCGATGCCGTAGATGCCGCCGTCGCGGAACGACACGAGGTAGATCGAGCCCGTCACCGCGCCGCCGCCGCCGGATGCCACTTCGGTCATCGGCAACAGGTCGGGCGTATCGTCCGGCTCATAGCCGAACAGGATGGGCAGATCCTTGTACTTGATGATGCGCCGGCCAAAATCGTCCTTGGCGAACGCCACGGTCTGGTTGACCAGCGAGTTGTTGCGCGCCGCAGCGTCCATGAACGGCATCAGCGTACGCGGGAAAATCCAGTGCGTCGGCTTGTTCACCGTCCAGTAGAGCGTGTCGAGGTTGGCCAGCGACAGCGCGGCGCCGCCGGACGCGGCCGAGTTGTGGAACCAGTTGGTGCCGACCTGCGTGCAGCGCACCTGGAAACCATCGGGGCCGCTCGGGTTCGAGGAGCGATCCGCCTTGATCAGTTGCTGGGAGAACATCTGTCCCAACGCGATCGACATGAGCTGTTCCTGCCGCGCGCGGTGCTCCATGCCGAGGCGATCGACGATGGCGCGGTCGACCTGGATGTACTCGTCGATGAAGAACGTATCTTCCTCGCGCAGGTTGAAGGAGCCCGCGACTGCCGAGGCCCCCGCGTTGATGGCGCGGAAGCCGACTGTCGGCGTCGAGGAGATGTCCATGAACGCGCGCTTGCCCATGCTCGCGGGCAGCATCGGGATTGCGGCCATGACGTCGGACTCGCGCACCATGTTTTCCACAAAGGTGCGGGTCGGGTCGTTTTCCGGCAGCGTCTGCGCGTACTGCGTCAGCGTGATCGGGGTGGTGATCGAAACGTTGATAGCCATGGTCTAGGCCCCTCTTAACGTCCGCCGCCACCGGCGAACTTATGGTTCATCTGCGCAGCGCGTTTCTGCACAAAGCTCATGTTCTCGTAGCCGGGGATTTTCCCGGCATCCTCTTGGCCCTCGCGGCCGCCTTGCGTGACCGCGGCGCCTCCCTGCGAGGAGAAGGACCGCATCAGGCTCTCGAACATCTCGACATGCGCCGCGACCGGGTAAGCCTTCAGCGTCGCGATGGAATGCGCGGCCTTGTCGCCGGCGCGCGCCGTGAGCCATGTCGCGACGTTCTCGATGCGGGTGTCGGCGGTCGCACCGAGCTTTGCCATCTCTGCGGTCTTGCCGGCGGTGATCTGCTGGTGCTCGGCGATGCGATTGGCGGCATAGACGCCAAGCAGCTTGGAGAACCCGGCCTGATCGAGCTTCAGTTCGTGCGCGGCCTTGCGCGCCTCGATCATCGCGGGATCGTCGACCTTGAACTCGAAAGCGGTGCCTTCCGGCGGCTTGAAGCCTTCCGGCAGCTTGATCTCGTACTTTTCGGGTGCAGCCGGGATCGCCTGCTCGCGCGCTACGCGCTCGGCATCGCGGCTCGACAGCCCATTGAAATGCTCGGTGAACTTGTCGGCGATGACCTCGCCCTTGGTCGCGTCCCAGAACTTCTCGGGGATGTAGGCCGGCCGAGAGGCCGCAGCCTGCTGGCCGCTATTCTGCGTCTGCTGGGTCTGGCCCTGGTCCGACGCGCCGCCTTGCCCCGCGCTGGAGCCTTGGCCCTGCGACTGGCTGCTGGAGCTGGAAGACGATTGGCCGCTCTGGCCCGATTCCGTCGTCACTCAAATTCTCCGTCATCACTTCGGCCATCA